AAGGAAGGTAAGTAGAAGCAGCAGCACTTGTAGTCAAAAAGCTACTTGTATCTAGTCCGCTATCAGTTAAAATATTATTTGTAATATTAGCTATTCCCATGATCTATTTATTCAGCAGGTATATAATCTCCAATAATTGTAAGGTTCAATTCAGATGCTGCCCACTCCCATGCGTAGCTGTCATCACTTCCCCAATTTTGATAGGCTTCACCACTCATCGTTAGGTTACCTTGTGATACTTGCACTAAAGCATCGTCTAGTAAAGCATAGTAAAACGAAGTCGACTCCCCTAATGTACCACTAATTAGGTACATATTGAAAATTTTTGCTTCTACTGATTTTCCGTTTGTCCAACTTTGAACCGCTTGAATATTTTTCATATTATTATTTAATTATAACATTGTGATTGCGTGCCATGCTGCACCTATATATAAATATAATCCTTGTGTTCCATCTGTTTGTACAACTATCAATCCCTCAGCAGGAGAAGCAATCGCTGTCCGCTGTGCTGATGTCATCCGTGGAGGTAGGAATCCTTGGGTAGTTGATTCTATGGTAAGTTTTGAAGATGCTACATCTGTGGTGGTGTTTATTAATAGGTTACCACCTTCAAGCCTCATTCTTTCAGTAGTTGTAAAGAATTGAATTCTTGCGCCTCCATTTGAACACAATATTTTTGATGAATAACCTGAGCCACCTATTTCCGCTCCATTTCCATCCGCTCTAATTCCACCAACTACCGCACCATTTGAAGACCTGTTTAAAATTACTTCGCCTGCAGTTCCTGTTTGCCCTAAAGTTAAAGTTGATGTTCCCGTTATAGCACCTGTCACCCTAGCAGTTCCGTTGACATCTAAGCGGAATCCTGCGTCTGTGAATGTACCTCCGTTTTGGATTAGGACATTTCCTGTGTTTGCAAATATTCTAAATAATGGATTAGCATTAGCTGATAAAAAGTTTATTCCTCCTGAAGTTGAAGCTGGAGAATAAATATTAGTTAAAAAGCCCGTTGTTGAATCAATTACTTTAGAGTTAACTCCCCCACTTCTTTCAATATAATAACCAAAATTTTCTTTTATTGCCATATTGCCACCAACAACTAGTGACATGTTTGTAATCCGTGAAATTCCATTACCAATTATAACACCTCTAAGTGCCGAAGTATTAATAAAAACATCAGGAGAGGCACTAAAATCAACTTGACTTATTATTGAATTTGTCTGTGAACTAGTGCCATTCCATAATGGTACTTGACCTGCTGCTCCTGTGCCTGTGACAGGGTTGGTCAAAGCGTTCTGCTTTCCGTTAAATGTAGTCCAATCAGCACTACTCAAAGCACCTCTATTCATAGCACTTGCAGTAGGTAGATTGAAGGTGTGAGTAGTACTTGCGCTTGAGATACCGAAGTCTGTTCCACTTGTTCCCGTTGCAAAGTTCTGCACTTGAGCAGTTAACCCATTCAAAGCCGTCAAGCCTGTGGTGAATGTGGTGATGATTTGGCAAAGGGTATTGTTTTCCGTGTGGAGGGTTATAGTCCTTCCTGAATGCACCACATAGTACCGAATAGCAAGCCTATCTGTAAGGGCTAGGGTAGTAATAGGAACTGCCAAAGCAGAGAAGTATGCATGAATACTTGTCCCTAAAGAAATCAATTCAGGACTTGCTGAATTAGAAGCTATAAGCGTAGCTGTTCCACCTGAATCTACTTTATAGAGTTCAATGTAGAAAGAAGGACTACCACCTGCTGAAGATGCCTGTAAGAAGGTTTCAAAGTTCCAATTTCCCGCAGGGATTTGTAGTAAAGCAGGGTCACCTGCATCCGTAATGAATGAGGCTATATAGCCGTCTGCATTAATCGTGAAGTCTGTGCCTGCTCCCAAAATGGGAACTTTGTTCATTTCTGTATAGGCAATCCCTCCAATCGTCCCTTGAGATACCGAACCGTTCAAGTAATAAGATACTGAAGACCCACCGCCTGATATTGAAGGGAAGTCTGCTAGGCTACCATCACCCCTGATGTATTGAGAGACAGTACCTGCACCTGCTACGCTAATATTTCCGCTTGCAGTTACAGGGCTTCCGCTTACTGTGAAAGCTGAAGGCATAGACAGACCTACAGAAGTCACCCCCAGATCAAGGTTACCCTGCATAAAAGTTTGAATGCTTGAGATTGTAGCCTTGTTAGTTGTTACCGCACCGCTCACCACGATAGGTACTACATCACTGTTTACTACCGTGCCCCTGTCTACTAGTTGACTTATTCGCTTATCTGCCATAATTCTTAAATATAAAACTTATTAACCCCGTTTTCTTGTAACATGTAGAAGTCATTCTCCAATAGGATAAAATCGTAATCCTGTGGCTCAAGTTCACCTAGGATCTTGAATAGTGAAACATAGCTTAAGCCGTTTGCGATTGGGTTGTACTTATCCACCTTCTGCAATTGAAAGAAGTGATTGCCTACCTTTATGATCGTCCTGAAATCTAGGTTCGAAATATCTGTAGGGGTTAAGTAGAAATAACCCTCAAGTAGCCTGCTGTTCCTGTCACCTATCGAAGTGATTAGGTTATCGTAGTATTCCGTGTACAAATTTGAATTCTCAGGGTATGCACCTATAGAAAAATAGATTTCATTAGGGTACCTAAATAGCTGATCAAAAGCAGGATCTGTCAAGCTGTTAACGTGACCTGCATAAGGGTAGGAGTTATAAGTCACAGCCCCTGATGCATACTGAATCTGCCACGATGTAGGGCAGGGGGTTTCAGGTGCAAAGAATACGATTCTCGGCTTAAAGTTGTCCGGGATCTTTACGTTATTCTCAACTTTGTAAAGGTGAACCATCACTCGCCCTGCTACTTCTTCACGCATTACAGGAGGCGCAAAAACTACCTTCACGGATTTGGTCTCTGTTACAAAATCATTCGGAATAACTTCCCGTTTTTCCCCATAGCCTTCATTAAATTTAGTCTTATAGCTTTGACTCCAATAATCAGAATCATCGTCAAACATCAACCTGTATTCCTTTGCACTCAATTCACTCAAGGGGGTGATAACCACCTCTTGGGATACATCTAGTTTATCACTCCAATCTAGGGCTTCATCCTTGAAGGTTTTAAAGAACTCATTATAGGGGATGATCTCTAGGATATTTGTTTGCAGCTTGTCCTGAGTTATGTACAAATTGTACATTGAGATAATAGACTTCAGGAAGTCACGCTGCTTCATAGATTTCGGCATCGTGTAGTTGATCTTCATCGTGTCACCCTCCACCACATCTACAGCAACAGGTATCGTGCTGCCAATTTTTAGAACCCCACCGGGTGCTACTGTCAATGTGTTCTGGATGTTGGCATTATAGCCTGCACCCCCTACGGCAGCACCTGTTAATCTTACTTCGAAATAGTCATTTAGTGCAAGGGTAACCCCTCCTGAGATTGCAATGTTGTAGGTGTAAGTTCCACCTAGGGGAACTATGGTTACTGTCTCACTTTCAGACAAAATTTGCGACCCATTTTTTAAAATGATTATCGTCCACTGATTCTTGGTAAAGGTTGCTAAAGAAGTAAAGCTGAGGCTAACATTTAGGTTAATACCTGTATTTAAAGCCTGCGTTTTATTGTAGGTGAATTTGGTTCCTCCGTTACTAATCGTAAAGCTAGGTGCAGATACGCTGTTAAAAACTAGGAGTTGTGAGAAGCTAGGTGTGGAGGTTACGTTCTGAGTCAGCAGGTTAGTTCTTTGATCTAGCAAATTCAGCACTTCCCTAGTGATGCTCTTTTCAGCAGTCAACAAAATCAACTTCTTAAAAAAGAAAGATTCAAAAAATTTTGGCTCTTGAATCTCAAATTCTGCTTCCTCAAATATCCGCTCTAGGATCTCAGTTACAAATACCGCAGGCTTGAAGTTTTTTAAAGGGTAGTTTATTCCATTAGCACTGTAGCCGTAATCAACCAAAGGATAGACATAGTTCTGCGCTCCAGATACCCATTCAGTCCGTGCCCAACTTGCTTCTAAATTTGCCTGATTGTAGGTGTGATCATAGTCATCGAAATCTAGGTCTGCTAGGGTAAGGTCTCCCAAGGCATCTAGGATGTCCCTGAGCCTTCCAAACATGTTAACTTCATAGGTTATATCCCCTTCCCTGTTGACTATCTTAGACAGCCTTAAAACCCCATCAAAGATCTTCACGTTATCCAAGAAGATTTGGCTTTGCGCCTGCTTTGCCGGGTTGAAATTAGACAAGATATTAGCCCCTGCCACGATATCATTTGCTACAGAGATATCAAAGATGTTCCCGAATAGCTGCTGGTTTCTCGCAGTACTTGGTAGGGTTAAAGTCTTTGAAAAGCTGGTGTTCCTTCTTTCGATATCGCTGATATCTGCCACCGAAAAGGTGAATTCTACATCTATATCCCCAAGGGTGTCAGCCTCGTATCCTTCTATAAATAGTCTTGCGCTCATATTACCTGTCGATTGTTTATAAGCTGAAATTCGAGGTCTAGTTCAATGTTGAATACTTTGTCCACCGCAGTCTTTTTAACCTCGTAGGAAGTAGCTGAAGGCTTCGCAGGTATCCATGATGGGGTGATGTAATTATCATTCACCAAATTCATGTAGACCAAAGGGGATGAATACAACTCCCGAAGGATCTCGGCCTGTGAATCCGTTAAATAGTCGCTTATGATCTTCCACTTTTGAGTTTCTTTTGTGTAGTAGATCGGGTTGATATTTTTTACCCTGATCCCGTCCGATTCATAGATGCTGCCTGAGTAGTTCCGCTCGTATCCTTTCTTTTCAACATCGAAGGTAGTCTTGCTTACTAGGTCAAAGTTAAAGAAGTCATAAACCCCGTACTTGTTTAGGTAAGCCAAACGCATCGGATCAAATTTACCGCAGGACTGAATGAAGATAGTTGCAAACTTTGCCCTTCTTGCTGATCCGTTATTCCAATTTGCGAAAAGCTGAATATTGTCGATGCTTCCCCCGTAGGTCAAAGGTGTGATCTGGAAGTAGGTCACGCAAGGTACAACCGCTGGAGGGTTAGGGCTTACCGCAATAGTGTAGGTTGCTGTAGTTGCGTTTGCATAGGTGACCAATAATTCGACATTTGTCAAAAGGCCTGTATTGATAAACCCTAAAACAGTTGCATCTGTTTCCCTTGATTTGATTGTAGTCCATTCTGTTAATGGTAGGTAACTTGTGTTGCTTACCCCATTGTATTTGCTTATGTCCGCAGCAAAACTATTTTCTTCTAGCAAAGGCAAAGAAGCAGCCAATGCATATTTCGTAGCACTCACCACCTCTGATGCTGAGACGATCTGAAACACCCCTGCAACTTCGTAGTACTCATAGCATTTTAGATAGTAGCCTTTGATTACGTTGGTGTTACTTGCCTGAGTTGCTACCTGATAGAATCCGCTTGAGTAGGTGAAGTTTACAGATACAAATTTGCTCACATCAAATTCTACAGAATCCGCAGGGTTAGCCGGTGAATCGTAGAATGCCTGAGTGATCAATTCGTTTGCAGTATTGAATACCTTCACAACATATTTAAACCCGGATAGGTTTGCATTGTCGCTGCTGATCGTATAGTTGATCCGATTGAATGCAGGCAGGATACTATTTGTAGGCTGAACTAGGGTTATCATTTGCTTATTTTTAAAGTCAAGGAATTAAATCCAATGTTTTGAATGTCGATGTTGAATTCAGGTGTTGCTTCATCAATTGATTTCTTCACAAACTGCTTACCCTCAATACCGTACTTTTTAATGTAGTATGCTAGCCTCTTTGCACTGCTTGAAATCTGTGGTAGCATCTGCCTACCTACAACCGTTTCATCTCCATACTTAATTCTAAGGTTAGTCGCATCTATCTCCATGTTCTTGCGCTTCATCCATCCTTCTAAGCCTTGCAGTGCCTCGACAGGCATCCCGTATGTTTTGAATTGGTAGAATCTACCCTCAGCATTTGGGAAGGTCTTCCGCCTGTTTCTAATACCCTTCACCCCTTTGTCTTGGTAATCTGAGTACTCAGCACCTACGCTAATTTCTAACCGGTAACCCGTCTTAGTTTCACTTACTTTTAAAACCCTAAAAGATCCTGCAAGCTTTCCTTCATCTACCGGGGAATACTTTGCTAGATTATCCACTACAGATATACCTAGCTTTTGCATGGCATCTGTAATATTTTTAACAAGGGCACCTTCTACAGCAGCTATAAATTCGTTACCCTTCAGCCTTACGCCTCCGATGTTGACTAGTCCGTCTACCTGTTCCTTTGTTGCAACTGCCATTTCTTGTATTCGAGATCCTTGTGTTTATTGTAATCCTTCAAATATGCTAGGCAGTTTAGATACTCCACTACCCGTAAATCGTAAGCCTCATTAACCGTTATGTTGTTGAAGTCTGCCACCTGTTTTGTGCTGTAGATCCAACCCCAGCGCGCCATAAACGGGCTGCTTTCTCCGCCATCTCCTTGTTCTGAATTGAGTAGGTTATGGTACTGCTTATTAACTCGTTGAATAATTGACAAAAAAAAAGCATGCACCCGTAAACCTGCAAGAAGTTAGCCTCTAGCAAATCATCTGCTACCACCTCATGAGGCACCACCCCATAGCCCTTGTATTTGTCACCCTCCATAGGAAGAAAGAAGCAGGCAGCAATCTTATTCAACTGCATGATCTCACCGCTGAAGGAAAGGATATCGATGTACTGCCCTGCCGTTATCTCCTGTAGTTCGTAACAAAACTTGTATCTATTTGTTACGGTTTGCAAGTAGTCCACAGGCTTTGACTCAGGGATATTGTTGAAGAAAGATAGCTTCTCCCCGTACTCCTGTATTAAGTCCCGGTACTTGTAGTCATCGTACTCCCTTTCATTTTTACCCTCGATCACCGCTAGCATTTTCTGTTGCTTTTCAATGATGTTTAGATTCTGGCTTGCCTCGATATCGTACAAGGTTATGAACTGCCCAACGGTTAATTTATCCCACATGATTCTAAATATATTTTGTTTGGTTTATGTTTTTATCTGTGGTCGCAATCTGCGACCGCTACCTGAAGGAGTACCTACCTAGATGGCTCTTTGAAATCTTGTTCACTACCGAATAGCGCAGCGCATCAAGTGCGTGATTGAAATTATCCACAGGCTTGTTAGTCATCTGCCCGTTTTTATCTTCAATATACTTGTAGTTTCTGAGTTCCTTGATCAAATTAAAACTGCTTTCGGTTGCGATCAGCTTGTATCTACGGATTATGTCAATCCCTATGTTGATAGATCCTTTGATGGTAGGCTTTACATTCCATCCCATACGGTAGATTTCTTCTATACTTTTAGGCTCTGCTGAATCCGCATAGATTTCGTTACTCCGATCCAACCCCAGAACTTTCATTTCGTTTGCGATGTCTTGGTTAGTCATACCGGTACGATATAGAAGTTCATCCACGTACATATCATCCCCTAAAATATACGTGCGAACTAGG